GTGTAGAGGACGGGGTTGGTTGAAAAAAGCCCCATTAAAAAACCTGCCGGAGCGGATCGCGGCAGGCCTGGACCATCTGTCCCTTTATTGGGACTTATCTATTTTGTTTGCACCATTGGATATAGTTGTTTACCAGCTCACCCACTTCATTATCCTGATAGTAGACATTATCAGAAGCGAAGAAGTACCAGATCTTTTTTTGTAACTTGGTGGACGGGTTAGCGATATTTCTATAGTAGTTTAAGCGCTGGTCATATTCGATCGTGTAGATGATATCTCTATCCGGATCCTGTATTGGTGTAGTCTTCCTATGAATGAACGTGAAAAGCTTGTTATCTTTTCCGACAATTTCACATTGTAACAGTTCGCGCTCCCACTCAATAAAGTATGTAAATTGAATATCACGCTTGTCATATTTGGTCATGTTATGCGGATAGGTGCCGATCTCCCAAGCTCCTTTAGTGATCATCTTCATAGCTGACTTATTATCGAAGCCAAAAAATACATCAGACTTTTTAGCACCAAATTTGGCTGACGGTTCCGCATACTCAACAGCGACTGTTAAACCTGATTCATATTTATAGAGATCGATATCACCCGGCTGCATTTTGGCAATATTCTTTAAGCCCATTTCGTTAAAGTATGGACAATATTTATTGACAGTATTACCCAGCATGAAGATCTTAAAACCGTCTTCGGGTCCTCGGTTACGGATAATAGTAGAGAGAACATTCTGGAAATATACCCACTCATTATTGAGATAGCCGTCTCTGGATATAACCTCATCAAAAATGATCGTTCTGATATCCGGATAGCTTGAAGACTTATCCGGCTCCATTTCGGTTAAAGCGAAAGAATAAGCAAACGGATTCGGCGCCGGGACATTTCTTTGTAGCTCAGGATCCCACTTAGCCAAAAACCAACGGCCGGCATACCAAGTGATAGTATCATATTCTCCTTTGGTCAATTTCTTCACCATGTTCTCGCCCTTTTCATTTTTGACAAGGTTGTTAAACATAGCCGCGCCTCTTTTGCTTTTAAAGTTTTCGCGGTGTCTTCTTATGATCGCGACTTCGTAACCATATTTCAGATATCTTTCAAGGCCAAAAAGAAGACATGAATACGATTTACCATTTGAGCGCTCACCGAATATAAAATTATAAAGCGCCTTATACTTAAGTATAGGTCCTAAGCTGTAATACTTCATAGGTTAAATAATTCTCCTTGTTTCTCTTTAATATAATTCAGATATTCACTCTCTAATGAAAATCTATATTCTGCTGCTTCAAGATATATACCGCTCGGTGAATAATATTTGATAGTATTCCCGAGATAGTCAGTTATATATCCCTCCATTTTATCATCTATATAAGTATGTGTTAGTTTGCCGGAATACTCACCCGGTATAACAAGATCATTCGTAAAGACTTCCAGCGCTTTATATTTGCCGTATTTCTTAATTAAATAAGGTGTAGTGACCTTTTTATTAAGACCTGATACAGTCAATTCAAGCTCATGATCGTGATTCATTAAAAGATATCTCTTAGCGCCTAAAGTCTTAAAGGCTAACCAACGGCCGTCAGACGTTTCATCTTCAAAAATTCCAAGATATTTGGTAACACCTTTTGATGTTTTCGGTTTAATGAGATCGTGTGACAGTCCGTAATGGTCGCACATGATCTCCAGTTTCTTGGTGACCATCTTATTATATGAGCTGATAAACTTCTCATGCTTTTGCGCGTCAAGGATCTTCAAGCTGTCTGTATCTGAATAGACATAATCAGAACCACATGAAAGAATGCCGGAAAGAATAGTGCGACGTACATAAGCGGTGCAAAATATGCCCCAAGGATAGAAAAGAAAACGCTTTTTTGACTTGTTATATTTGTTTATCATCTCAGACAGGTCTTCACTTCTTACGGTCCATTCACCATTAATATATTCATTAATAGGTGGATTAATAGATGTAACCATCATTCCGTAGACCGCATTAAGAAGCTGCTTCTGCTTCATAAAGAAATCATACATTTCTTTTACCCCCTTAAGCTCCGTTTTATTCTTGAATAATTTAAGGATAGCCTCGATTAACCTCTTGGGTAGATAACCTTTCTTATAGCGATAGAATGACCCTATTTCCAAACGGTCCCATTCATACATCTTCAAGATGATCTCATAATCTACATTGGTGATCGATATCGAGATCTTATCGGCCGACACTAAGCGGCCGTTATTGGTGACCGCATTGATCGAGCTGCGATATTTATCATTGTCCGGTGTGTAATCACCATGCCAGCATTTAGAGATCGATATATAATTATCCGGCACCGCTTTTGGTCTTATATTGGTGAATGTCGCATCAAAAATACAGCAATACAATTTACAGTTTTTATTAAGTTCCTTATACGATCGTATAACTATCTTTTCGCCCTTACTCATTGGAAATTGCTCAGCGCATAAAGCACCCGGATAAGCAGAAGAAAGATCATCTGAGGCTATTCCTTTAGATTCTTTACCGCCGTATAAGATATGACCGACTAAAGATACATTTCCATGAGTATAACCACCGGCGAATGCGCGCAGCATTAACTTATATTCTGCTTCGCCTGATATCGTCAGTCTGGATATCATAGAATGATATTCATTAAATTGTTTATCTTCTTCTTTTCGTCCGGATCCCGACAAGCACATCTCGCGGCAATATCTGCGACAATATCCGGTTGCCGTTAAGGGTAGTTCTGCTATAGTATGTCTTTTTTCATGCGAAAGACATTCATAGATATAAGCGCTAACGATCAAGACATCATAACAACAATATCCAAGCTCTTTTTTGGTCAAAGGTGTCTCTGAGTGTCTTACTTTCTGATAATCAAGGTCCCCGACCTTTTTACGCAGTTTAAATTGGGTCAGAGACTTAGCCAGATTCGCGAGCGATAAGTTAGAGAGTATGTAACTACATCTAAACTCTATGCCGCTTGTAGTGACCGCATAGATAGGCTTCCGCGTGGATATAGCAAAGACCTTTTCCCACTCGAAAAGGTCTTTTATAAATTCAAATTCCCACGAAAGATTATGCACCCAGATGACCATACGTCTATCGGGTCCAAGCGCATACTCATTACTTAAGTAGTCGCACAATTCCAAAAACTGATCCCAAGTCCTGCCGTAAATAACGCGGCCGTTTATACAGATCTGCCAGATATACATAAGTGATCTTTTATCGCCGTCAGGCTGTTCCTTTTTCGGGAGCTGCGAGATGAAGACAGTTAATATCTGATCGAGACAGTCCGCAGGATTTATTATTTCATCAGGAAAGTTATTCGGATCCAGTTCGGCAAGCTCATTATAAAGAACGTCAGGAGCTGTCCCGGACGTCTCAGAGAAAAACAGACGGCCGAAAAGCTGACGTCTTATAAAGCTCAGGTCAGGGATATCGCTATAAAGCTTTTTAGACACTTTTATCTTTTTACCTTTAAGGTAATTATAGATAGTGTCATCATGATATTCATCTTCTTCCGGATATTCCTTAAAAGAAGATGATTCTATATCAAATGCGATAATATCATTCAAGTAAATGATATTCTTCTTCCTACTGGTCTTCGCGTCTATCCAGTCATCTATATAATAAGGATCATCAAATTTATAAAATTGGTCTTCGCATAGCTTAAAACTCATTAAAACACGTCCTTGTTTTCATCATCAAAAAGAAGTGAAAAAGGTGAAGCCTCTGCTGCTTCTGATACGGCCTCACGCCTTGTCTCGTACTCTTTCGACAATCTCCGCGATTCGTTATATCTCGCAAGTCCTGCCGGCATACCGCGCGACATGAGGCGGCCTATACGAGACAAGCTCTCACGGCCCTGCTCTTTTGTATAGCCGCCTTCCATAGCATATTCTTCGCGCCACTTGTGATAATTCTCATATACAGATGACATAAATTCGTCCATATTAGAGATCATTGTCTGACGCGCTGCTTTTGTCATAGGTCCTTGGCCTTTTTTCTTCCTGTTCCTGTTCTCTTTGGCTACCAGTTCGCCTCTTGTGGCACCAAATAAAGCTCTCTCTTTCTTCTTTCTCAGCTCAACAGCGCCGGCGACTGTAGAAGACTTAGCATTAAGAAAACCCTGAACGCGGATATATTCGGACCTTAAGCGGCCTATATTGGTAAACTGATTCACATGTCCGAACGATTTATTAAGATTCTGGATAGCATTAAAATCAAGCCCCGGAGATGTCTTTTTATTGACCCATTTGGTGCCTATCTTAGCGCCTGATTCATCATATACAGGTGTCTTATATCCATGCTTCTTAAGATTCTCTACGCGCTTATTAGCCTGTCTGGACATATACGCGACCGCGTCCGAAAGCTGTTTAGCGCTCATTCTGTTGATATCGTCAGGTGTCTTGTTAGTCAGGTCTGATAGTTTCATCTTATTTCACTCCATAAAACTTTTTAATAGCTTGCCAACAGTCCATTAAGCACTCTATATATTCATCTTCAAGACGGCCTGTAAATTTAGGGTTATCGATTATTTCTTGAGACAATGTTAATATTTGATATAACCTGTCTTTTACAATTTGGGGTGTGTCAAGGTCAAATAACACATGTTCAAATTCTTCTCTTGTCATATATTTACCTCTTATTAAAAAAGCCCCGGCATTATACCGGGGCGCGTCCTGTTGGATAAGATCAGATATCGATCCATCTGATCGTCAAGCGGTCCTTGCCCTTTTTGTCCTTATAAGAACGAAGTTCAAAGCCTACCTTGCCGTCTTTGATCTCAGCGATCTCGACATCATTCTCCAAGATGTCCTGACACTCTTTCGTCAGGTGTGACGGCATGTTCACCAACATCTTATCTGTAATGAATACCGGGGCCGGATCAAACTGGGACTTGTGGTTGATATAGAAGCCGTCAAGCTTGTAGATGTGATCCATCTTAAGGTCTGAGAGATTAACATAAGGATAATCCTTAGTATCAATGTTAAATCTCGGTTCGTGGTTGTGCTTAGTTGCGAATGACATAATTAAATCTCCTTTCTGTCTTCTGCATTATCATAAAATGTCTTCTCGCTCATCTTACAGAGATACATCTTCTGTGATGTCATCTCCCAGCCGGCGCGCTTGCGGTTCACCGCATTATAGTGGCCGTATTCGGTTTCGATCTCACCATTCTTCGAAAAGGTTGTCACAAGAATGGTCTTCTGTGCTGGCATTAGTCTCACACTCCTTTCTTTTGATCTCGTCATGGATAACTACTTCCACTTCTCTTAATATCTTAAAAGGTCTCTTACGGACCTTGGATATTCTGATGACCATAACACCGTGATCGAATGAAAAATCAAAGTCAGATTCTTTCATGCCGTCAAGGACATATCTAAGACACTCTGCGAAAGTATCACCGCTGTGTGTGATCTCGCCGCTGTTGCCGATAACTACGTATTTCTCGTTCATAATTCACCGTCCTTATGAAATAGCTCAGGGTGTTCTTCATGAATACGCTTAGCGTTTTCTTCATCTTCTTCTACCAGCTTGATAATGTGCATTATAGCCTTCTTTGTCATTACATCATGGTCTTTAACACAGATATAATTGACATACTTTTTTAAATCCTCGGAATCGATCAACATTTTCATCACGTCCTTTCTTTTGTGATTAACCTGATTATACATTAGTAAAATTATTTGTCAACAATATTTTTTAAAATTTAAAAGAAATCTCCCGGCACGAGGACCGGGAGACTTAAAGGACGTGTGGCTATTCCTGTTAGGACATTGAGGAGATTTTTTAGCCGTTTTCAGTATAGCCCATTTTATAAGCTTCTGCAATTATCTTTTCGGCGCCGCCGATATAGCCGTAATTGAGATCTAATCTTCTGCGCAGCTCGCGACCGCGGCCATATACACCCATGATAACAAGCTCAGCCGCCTTGGTTATGATAGGATCCGTGACTTCTTTCTTCTTTCTTCCCATAATAAAAACTCCTTACTTATATTTAGGTCTTCCATAACCTAAGATCTTCTTATCACTCGCGGTCTTGCCTTTTTTCCAATTAAATTTTGACGTTCTCACCGCGTTTCCGGAATTGCCTGAGACATAAGAAGCCGCGCCCGTGTATGACGTACTTGTGACAAGCCCCTCATGTCCTGACAAGAATATGATATCACCTGCCGCCGGCCTGGTCCCTGCCGGGATCCAGCGCTTATGCTTCTTATAGTATTCGCGCTGGGTCTTACAAGCTCCTGACTTGGAATAACCTGAGACAAGAAGACCAAGCTGCATGAGCAAAGAAGCAATTGTGGCAGCGCACCACGGCCAAGTTTTGCTCTTGCGGTGACAACCGAAATAATCGTTATAGGTCTTAAGAATAACCCGGTCAACTTCCGGGCCCTCTTTAAGACCTACCCACGATCTAATTTTTTTAATCGCTGCACTTGAACCCTTGCTCATTTGTCTAACTTGTCGATAAGCTTCTGAAGAGCCAAAGTGTTATTATTCAAGGCTTCTGTCATTTTACTGACTTCTTCCTTGTGTTCTTTTCGCATTTCTTCGACTTGCTTCTGATTCTCGCTATACTGCCATTTCACAAAGTATCCGCAACCGATAGCGGCCACGATCGGAAAACCGACTGCACTTATAACCTGTACTAAATCATTCATTTTCTTCACCTCTTTCGATATCTTCAACAATGTCAGACTGTTCTTTAATTTCAGACTTTTCTTTAATTATATCTGAATTGACAGATGATAATAAAAGTCTGTTTGAATTATTTGGTGTTTCCGGCATAGGCATATATTTATAACCGACTGTCACATCGCCAACATCTGCAAAGACATTATTAACACCTGATAATGTTACAAGTGTTGTAGCTTCTGATACAGGTACTGTTTGACTGTTGTAAGCTTCATAGCTACTTGCTATTGCACCAAAATTTATTATGGTGTCATAGTCAGACGGATTAACTGTTGGTGTTCCGTATGTTCTATAAGCAACTGTTATATACCCGTCTGTTGTAGTGACAGTTCTGGGTGTTCCGTTTGATACACCGTTTATTGCTGTATTTGCACCGCTTGAAACATAACCGGCAAGAAAAAACAGAATAGCAGCACCCTCAACAATAGGAGCATTTGTTGACATTGTAAATGTCCCGTTACCTGTTCTGATATGCTTATAACGTACTGTATTATCAATATCAGGAAAGATATTATCAAACAAGTTCTTGCCACACCTTGTAACCGTTGTTGCATTCACATCAACCGAAACACTAACCAGCGGCTTAACAAGTGCTGTTGTGAATGTTGCTATAGTACCCGAAGCCGTAAAAGTCGGGAAGATATTATCAATAAGCGCATCTACTTCCGACTTAGTATAATAATCACCCATTAACCCCGGTAAGATTTCAGGGATAACATCTTCTGCTATATCTCTAATCTGATCTTCAAGGTCATGTATAGCAGAAGTGGAATTTATACCGCCTAATGTGGGTGACTTTTCAACTTCAAGTATAAAATTACCTGACCCGATAAGATAATCATCAGGACCATATAAAGCGATCTCGCAGATATTCTTACCATAACAGGCCGTTAGCTGTGTAGTAGATAAGAATGTAACAATGTTATTAGAGATACTTTCAGACGGTAATGTAACTATATTACCATCAGGCTTTCTACAATGAAGCTCTACCCGGATATCATTAGGAATATTATAAGCCTCTTTATTTTCAAGTATTTCAAAAGGCAATACGCGCCCGTTATCAAACTGGGACACGTTGCAAACAGATAATTCACCGTTAGGAATTAGATCAACTTTTGTTATCTGATGAGACATATTAACCCCCTTAGCCTAAAGTAATCAGGATCATAGAAAACTGGTTTTTAGGAAATGCCGTAAAGCCTTTTTTGACTATGATCTTCTTATTCGTATTCAACTTGATCTGATTATCATTCATAAGTAAATTCCAATTGCCCTGAGTGGCCGACCTTGCGACGATCGCTGTATTATTCCTTATATCGCTCGCATATGTCGAAAGCACGTCACAATGTCCGGACACCTCGCAAAGATCGTCAGATATAGCTCTGATGTCAGTAATGAAATACTGCCTATGAAATGCCGGAATAGACATATAATTACACCCGGCCAAAGTAGAGACATTAGCCTCTACCAAGATGGTCGGATTAACCACGTTAGTCTCGTTTCTTAAGGTACCTGACAATGAAACCGAATAAGAGACAGACTTATCAAGCTGCCTCTTCTCACTTCTGGTAACTCCGAAAGATATATTCATTAGAAGACTACCCCCTGATATAAAAGTCTCTCGATTTCTTCAAGCTCCGGGCCTGTCGCCGGGATCCCTGACAGATGGACCGATTCGATAATATTATAGCCCGACAAGCTCCCAAGCGGCAAAGTCCTGCCCGAAATAAGACCCGTTACGGGCGCCGGATTAGCCGAAGAAGCTTTAACAGGTCGCTCGATAATAAGGTAAGGATAAGGAACACCCAGCGCCGAAGCTGCGCCGGAGATCGAACCGGAGCGCGATACAGACGGCTTGCCGATAGCCGAACCGAGACCCGAAGCCGTTGCGATACCCTGACCGGCACCAAGAGCAGCCTGTCCTGCTACCGCGCCCATAGATGTCGCGCTGCCCATAGCAGCGGCACCGGCACCGACTGCGCCGGATATACCGCCGGCGGCAATAGTCGCGGCCGCCATATAAGTCTGTCCCCAGTTAGACTGACTTATAGGAATACCGATAGCACATGAACCGGAGAAAGTATATCTGACCGCGCCGTTAACGGTAATGAAAGCAATACATGAACCTGAGATATTATCAAACTGATATGTTACGTTCAAGCTCTGCCCCATTACTTCATCAGTGTCTAATTGTCTAATGCCAACAAACGGTAAATAGATAGCCACTTTTGTAAAAGGCTCATAGTCCAAGAATGTATTATCGAAACCATAAGGCACCCTGACGCCGCCAAGATCCCACTCTTGGAACTGCTTTATCTTATATCCTGCGGTACCTGTTGCCGAAAGTCCAAGAACCTTTATAGCGTCAGAGCCTACTACCTCAACCGGATAAGGCACAACATGGAGCGAGACGATAGCCTGTATAGGATTAGTGAACCACTTTAATATATTGTCGCCCGGTGTGGCGCTGTTAAGATATGCCAAAAGCGCGCGCACGTCTGCCGCCGTAACACGATATAGATTAATACCGCCCAGATCGGACACGTCTAAAGTGGGCAAGTCAGGTATTTCAACAGGATCGCTGCCGTCATCAGAAGAAGCGCCGCCGCCCTCGTCACCGTCCGCCTGTTTGTTATCAAACGGGTTAGCCGGGTCATAGACTTTCGGCAATTCTTCCTGATTAAAGGCCGCGATAATAGTGTCGGTTATACCCTGAGTATAATTCAATGACTGTAAACGGATATCATAGTACCACTTATTATTAAGGGTCCAGATATTTATCATTACATGACCTACTCTGATAAGTCCGTTATCCATCTGGAAGCGCTGTGTATCAATATATCCTGTCTCGATTACTTCGGGGCGCCAAATTTCAAAGATATATGTTACACCGTTATACTCTGAACTATCGCGTTGGTATGGAGAGATATAATTTAAAAAGGGTATAACGCCGCCGCCGTATTGTGTGGAACCTAAGCCGGCCTGAGACGTTGATACAGCGTCCGCATAACGGGCCGCGCCAACATTATATCCGTTTTCATCTGGATAAAAGTACTCACCGTTCTTAGTTGTGGGCTCGTTAACTTCGCCCATAAAATAGTCAATAGTCTTCGGGATTATACCATCAAGATAATCAATACCCCTCTGATTAATGTTAAACTTGCCTAACTTAAAAGGATTAAACTCCAAAAATTTACAGATAGGCGACATAACAGAATATAAGAAGTCATAACCGTTAGGATCGCCCTCATTAACAATTAAAGTAGTACCGTCCGGAACGTCCAGACGGTTATATAATTCATGAGCAATAACAGGCACTTCGGTCATGTCACCGACACCGCCTAAGCCCCACCAAAATTTTAAGAATGAATATTTTACTGCGCTCATATATATCTCCTTTATATCTATCGAAGCTCCCGACTTTCGCCGGGGGCCTCTGTAAATATCAGGCGATAAAGAAAACTACACCGTTCTCAGAAAGATCGTTGAAGTAGCCTACCTTGGTCTTGTCCCAGACATTCTGGAACTCAGCGCGGTCATTCCTGTGCATTGTCATGTTCTTAGACAGACAAGATACACCAGCCGCCTCGATATCGAAAACGCAGCCAAGAATACCGCCAAGCGCGACTGTGAACTTGCCACCGTTGCCGTCATCAACCTCTACATTAATAGAAGAGATGTTAGAGAAACCATAGTCGGCACCTGTGCCCTGCCAGTATGGAACGATATCTGCCTTAGGAAGCTTAACAAGATCGTTGTGATATGTATCGCTTCTCAGATATACGTCTGCTGCTGCTGCGAAGTCATTAAGAAGAACGATCTTCATTCTATCCTCAGGTGTAAAGCGCTCAAGCTCCTTGACGTTGAAGAGAGTTGACATCTTCTTAAGTCTGACGGTATAGAGCTTAAGCTGGAAGATAGCGAACCTGATGAACTCAGGTGTATAGATAGCCCTGTCAACTGTCAGAGCTGCCGCACCTGACAGACCAAAAGTGTCGTTGTAGAGCTTCAAGAGATTGACCGCCTTGAGCTTAGAAGATCCGGAATAAGGTGTAGTGTTTGCCGGATCCGGGTATTCTGCATGAATGGTCGCGCCCATGAAGTTATTGATCGTTCTTTCGATAAGAGCGTCAAGTCTGACTGTCAGAGCTGTAGACATAGCCTCATAGATCATAGAGATGAAGCTGTTGAGCTGCGTGGCATTATCAAAAGCGCTCTTGACCTGCTTATCTGCGATAGACAATGTCACCTCAAAAGTGATGTACTTATCGAAGAATGTGACCATGACATCAGGCTGGTTAAAAGTGTCCTGCTCATAGACCTGACCGTCTACGAGATTCCAGCTCTCGTTAGATTCTGCTACCGGAAGACGGTGCATTGTGATCTTCTCCTTAACTGAACCGTACTCCCAAGAGTCCATCAGAAGAGATGGCGCGGTGCCCTGATAAGGTCTTTCAACGATAACAAGGCGGCCGATATGATCGACAAGCTTGTTGACGAACTTATCGACAGATGTCGCGTCAAAGATCTGGCGGCCGATATCTACCACGTTAGAAAGATCTTCGGCCACGATCGTATCACCGCCCACGATCTCACCGTACATTGTGTTGACAAGGTTGTAAATCTGTGCAACTTTCATTTTGTTTTTTCTCCTTTTTCTTTTTTAGTATATTGATAATGCGATCGTGTCGCTTATATCCTGCATGACCTGCTTTATATAATTCCACTTCCAAAGATCGATCTCACCGCCAATAAGCTGTGCTGATGTCATTACGCCGATATTACCGAACTTTCTATGTTCGCGCTCGACATTCTCGGTATTATTGACGATCTCCGAACCTGATGAACTTGTCTCATCTGTCTGACTGTTTGAGCCGTCAGAGTTAGCAGTTGAACTGTTATTGCCTGACGTGTCGCGAACGTCCGAAGAGCTGTTAAAGCCTGAGCGCTTATTAGTGACGTTACCGCTCCCGGTTGTATCGTTTGAAGATGTCCCTGAGCTGGATCCCTCAGAGCTGTTGGACGTTGTAGTATTCTCATTACCGACCTTGTTTATCTTCTCGATCTCGGTCGCGTCCGTGTTATGAATAGGATTATATTCTGCCGAATAAGCTTTATATAAATGTTCCCACTGTGAGCGATACATACTATATATTGTGTTTGCTATCTGAGTTATCTTATCAGACCCCAAGATATCGCCCTCAGATATGTGCATGAGATAAGGCGCTGCCCACTTCTCACCATAGTTGGATATGAAAAAAATATCTAACTGCGCAGGGTCGAAATCATAGGCCCAGATAGGATTATTGATAGCCGAAAATATCCCGGCACCTGTATAAGATGACGGCATAAGATCGCCTAACTTTTTACGTTTCGCTATTATCATTATCTTCCTCTTCTTTCTCGCTCTCGATCGAATCGGTTTTTATTTCTTCTTCGATCTTTTTAGCCGAATCTCCGGCGGCATCGGACTCCATCTTATCCTTGATGAGATCTTTCTCTTCTTCATTCTCTTTCCAAGCGCTATTAAAATCAACAGATATATTAGTCCCGAATAACTTATTGACGCGCTCGACACCCTCTTTTCTCTCTGTGAGCATATTATCAATGAGCGGTGTAAGCTGGTCATCATTGAGCTGATTTTCGTTAGCCGAAATACTTTCACGTTTCGCGTTCCAGTTAGCATTAAGACCCAGCTCGTTATAAAGACCTGCTTTAAGATACTGCTGCATTTCAATAATAGAAGTTATATTATTTGTCTGGCTATTCCTAAGAGTAAGCGCCTTGATACCGTCCAAGAAATTATTGTCCGCCATGACAGAAATCTTACCATCAATGAGATCAGATACAAACTTCTCAGCGCTGGCCCTCGATCTATCGTCCGGAGCTGTCAGACCTGACATAGCACGAAGAGATATAAGCTCGATCTTAGCTGTCAGATAATTCTCGACCATTAAAGATGTATACTTATTAAGCAGCGGCATAAGTCCGCACATGAGACTATCGTTAAAAATAATCTCGACATCTTTACCAATTTCAAATTCGTGCTTGCTAACTTTCTTGATATAAGGATTAGCCCACAAAAATGTTTTAGGACGATAATAAACATTTGGATCACCGCCAAGATTACCATAAACCGCAGTCAGATCTCCGTTATCGTCTTTTGTAAAACCGACCATGCCGGTAGTCATAAGATATAACTCGATATATTTCTGCGGTAACTTCTGAGGCTGTCCGTCTACATTCATTACTTCCGGGAGACCGTCATACTTGAACATAGACATGAACCTGTTAAGAAAATATCTATTAAGATAGAGCTGTAATTTGCCCTTATCAATATCAGTCTCACAAAAGGGACCAATAGATGGGAACATGTTAGACCATTCACAAGCTGTAATCATATTTGACACCTCACACCCAAATGATAAGCATATATTGAACAAGAAGTCAAGTATAACTAAACAGTCCCAATAAAGGGACAGATGGTCCAGGCCTGCCGCGATCCGCTCCGGCAGGTTTTTTAATGGGGCTTTTTCAACCAACCCCGTCCTCTACAC